AGAGAAAGAGGTAAAGTATGTCGAAGCTGAGTCGTCGTTTAGTGCAAAAAGCGCTCCTATTTATTGCAATACTAAAGTTAAATTAAATTATCATAATTTAAAACGAAGTCTACCTAAAGTGGTAGATCAAATAAAACAAATTTGTGAGTTCCATAAAAATGATAAAGGTATTATCCATACACATAATAATACTATAACATCATTCTTAAAGGATAAATTAAATAACACGAGATTTTTAATTAGAGAGCCGGGCGTACGTAATGAAATTTTATTAGAACAACATTTAGAAAACGACGACCCTACAGTATTAGTATCCCCCTCTATGTCTCATGGTGTTGATTTAAAGGATGATTTAGCTAGATTTCAAATTATTGTTAAAGCGCCATATTTACCTACGAAAGACACCCGGGTTGAAAAATTAATGAATGATGATTTTAACTGGTACATTAATAAAATGCTTTGCTCTCTAATTCAATCATGCGGGAGAGGTGTTCGATCTAAAAAGGATTATTGCGCGACATATATTTTAGATGGAGCCATTGTTGAAAGTATTGTAAATAACAAGCATAAGCTACCAAAATATTTCATCGATAGGTTTTTGTAATAAATATATAAGTACGCATGAAAAACCGAGCATTTCACTTTGAAATTAAAAATCTACTAACGCAGTTTGTTGCAGCGTTTGATGATACGGTTATAAGTAGGTATAATAAAGATAGAACGAGAAAAAATAATATCGAAGTAAGATACGTCTTTGCACCTAAGCAAAGAGTAATGTATGATATTATTAATAAAGCTCAAAACTTAACATTACCGGTTGTTGCTATTAATCTAACAAGTGTTACACGTGATAACGATAGGGTTTTTAATAAATTAGCTCCAACATATATACCTACCGAAAGACAAGACGACCCTAAAGCATCATCAAACTTTTTAATGCCTGTCCCGGTAAACTTAGAGGTTAATATGTCAATCTTAGCGAGGTATATGCAAGACGTTGATCAAATTGTATCAAATTTTGTGCCTTATAATAATCCATACATAATTTTAACTTGGAAAGTACCTGATGACTTTGGCGCTGGTTATGATCAAGAAATAAGAAGTGAAGTATTGTGGGATGGTAATTTATCTTATAATACCCCTACAGACACAACATATAGCGAGAAGTTTCGAATTACTGTAGATACTACGTTTACCATTAAAGGTTGGTTGTTTCCTGAACAGAAAGATACTAGGGGTAATATATACAAAATTGATAATAATTTTATAGCGGTAAATCTCGCTAATAGAATTTACTCACCGCTCGATAATAACGAAGTGGTGAGTAATACATCCTATACCCAACAAGGCTACGGACCGTTATCAAGTGCTAATACCACAGTGCCAGATGCTTATTCTGAAACAGTAACAATTTCTGCAATCCCGGAAATTACAAATCTGTATTACTCGACTACAGGGACATTTACACAGCTATATCAAACCACTACTAGCCTAGTTTCCACACAACCTAATAATTTTTTACTTTACGGAAAGCGGTTTAATTATGATAACGACTTTTTCTTAAGCGCTACAGACATGGGCGGCCCAACACCAAATAATCCTTTTTATTCCAACTACCAAGAAATTACCTCTGCAAAATCTGCTACAATAAGCGGGTATAAACTCGGTACATCTCTTTACGAGGTAGTAAATGATAACATAACAAACATATTCTTACCAACTTCAACACTAAGCGCTGCTGGTAAATTTGTTTTTGTGACAGCAAATGAAGCTGGCTGGGGTTCTTCTTATCCGGCCACTAGCTCTATCCTTCAGATGACATAAATATATATAAGATGCCAGGAATCGGATCATCAACTAGTTCAGACCAGAATCGCTCGTATGTTACAAATGACGGACGGGCGGCGACCTTTGGTAGAAATTTAATTCAATACATTCAAAACCGACTACCGTATGCTACTGACGGCCGCGGTGAAAATGACGCATTAAATCCTAAATATAAGTTTTTTAAAAAAGCAGGTATGAGAAGAGCAGAAGCTCTTGCTAAAGCTTCTGTTTCGTCTTCTAATCCTTTTAATAATATACCAATTGGTGATTTTGCTAAAGATTCTTCTTTTGGTGACGTCATGTATGCAAACATACAAGACGATAAAGGTGGTAGGCTGCGAGATTATAGAATAATGGCCGCTTACTCTGAAGTTTCTGACGCTTTAGATGAAATATGCGATGAAACAATTAACCCGGACGAATCCGGGTGGATCACAAAGCTACATTTAAAGGATATAGATCTAACAATTGATGAAAAAGAGGAGCTTGATAAGCAATTTCACAGATACGTAGAATATTATGATTTAAAGAATAGAGGATGGACATATTTTAGACAATTATTAGTTGAGGGTGAATTATTTTTTGAACAAATTATCCACGAAGGCTATGTTAAAGACGGTGTGTTAGGTGTAATTAATTTACCATCTGAAATTATTGATCCTGTATATAACAATATACAAAATATGCTCGTAAAGGGATACATATACAGAAAGCCAATTTTTAGCCCCGAGCACCCGGAAAAGGTAGAAAAGATTGAATTTATACCAATGGACCAAAACCAGATTATGTACGTAAATTCTGGTGTATATAATGAAACTAAAAACTTTGTTATTCCATTTTTAGAAAATGCTCGACGCCCATACCGTCAACTCTCTTTAATTGAAGACGCTATTGTAATTTATAGATTGGTTCGAGCTCCGGAGAGGTTAGTGTTCAACGTTGACGTTGGTAACATGGCGCCACCAAAAGCAGAATCTTATCTCCGGAAACTTATTCAACAATACTGGTCAAGAAAGACGTTTGATGTAGATCAAAATGATGTTGTTAAAAAGTTTAATCCTCAATCAATGCTTGACGCTTTTTGGTTTGCTAAAAGACAAGGATCAGAAGGAACTTCAGTTGATCAATTAGCCGGCGGTGCTAATTTAGGTGAGCTTTCAGATTTAATGTACTTTATTAAGAAGCTTTATAGAGCACTTAAAGTACCTTCTATGAGGTTAGATCCAAATGACCAGGCTTCAGCTGATGGTTCAACAATATTACGTGAAGAATTAAAGTTTGCCAGGTTTATTATGAGACAGCAGCAACGGTTTGCTGCTGGTTTAAAGAAAGGTTTTATTACTCACTTGACATTAATGGGTACATTTGAAAAATTTGAGCTCAATGAACAAAATATTGAAATTGACTTTAACGTACCTACTAATTTTTATGAGTTAAGAGAAAATCAAAGACTTGAATTAAAATCTAATAACTACAATAATTTAGCTGCAAATGAATTTGTATCTGCTACCTACGCCCAGAAAAAATATCTTGGGTGGAAAGATAGAGATATTCTTGCTAATAGAGAATTTTTAAGAAAAGACGCAGAACTCACATGGGAGATTGCTCAAATACAAGCAGCAGGCCCAGCTTGGAAAGAGCAAGCATTAGCTGGTGAATTAGCAGAAGGTGAAGCTGCTGTAGGCGGTGAAGGAGCCGGTGTTGGCATGGGAGGAGCTGATGCAGCAATCCCAGAGTTTGGAGGCGGCCCTGCAGATGTTGATGCACCAGAGGACGTTGATGTGACAGCCGAAGTGGATGTAGAAGAAGAGCCAGTAGTTTAACGCACCGGATTTGAACTGTAAAATTGAGTTCTGTAATGTACTAAACCAGCGCTAGCAGCCTTTGCAGATACTTGGTTTACGTTCGTAAGACCTCTAATAGTAGTCTCGTGGTTATTATGTATTTTAATTGCATGGTCAGCTCTAACTGTTCCATAATTACCACTTGTATCTACATAGATCTCTAAAGTATTACCTGTTGTATTATATATAATAACTTCCGAACATGGTTGACCTACTTTTGCAGCTACAACAGGAGCGGTCGATGTTCCGGACCCCCATGGTGCTACCGCGTTAGGATCTTGCCCAGATAGCTGTGTTATTGAGGTGCCAATATGCCTCGAAAAAGAAAAACATTGATTTTGGTTATAATACGTACTTGTAAACGGGTCGTTACTTTTAGGTGGTGATGTCGCCATATATTTATTTAGTCGGGAATAAATAATTTTATGGCACTTGCATGTACAATTCAGCCTCTTTCAGCTTTTCTTTCTACAAATTTAAATTCAAAAATAGAAACATACGACAGGCTGGGTGATAGGATAAAAAGATCTTTAGGGTATCCTCTAGTATCATTAGAAATACACACAGACCAGCTCAGAGAAAATATACAAATCGCTGTTGAATATTTTACTAAGTATGCTGGATTTACTAGAGAGTATTTAATATTTGATTCTCAAATGTATGAAACCAATAAGGGTATACGTTTAGACTTATTATATACTTTAGCAAACACGGATCTGGATACAAATAAACAGAAGACAGCCGGTACAAACCCTCTAGGTCCCGGACCAGAATTTTATGGATCAAAACCACCAAATACAGCAGCTAATGGCCCCACCTTATTTGTTTCTACGTCGGCAATACTGTCATCGTTTTTTGCTGATACAATAGCTCACGCAGATTCTACCACGTTATCTGGAACTCTTTCCGGGGTATTTACAGAAGAGGGTGGAGGTAGTAACGGGATTGATAAATTCGAATTATTTGATAAAACCTTATATTCCTCTATTACCTCGTTGAGTGCCCGCGCCGCCGCAACAGCAATAGGTCATACTTTAACAGCTGCATTTAAAGAAACTGCACAAAATACACTTACTTTTGAAGGATCAGCATCTGATGCTTTATTCTATCAAAATGTATTTGACTACGATA